ATCTTGGCAGCTTCCACTAGTGCTAGTGCTGTTCGGGGTATGTCTTTCAACATCCTCTTCTTGGATGAGTTTGCTTTTGTTCCCAATCACATCGCTGACGCTTTCTTTTCTAGTGTTTATCCTACTATTACTTCTGGTAAAACAACTAAAGTCATAATGGTTTCCACCCCTCACGGGATGAACCACTTCTATAGGTATTGGCATGATGCAGAAAGAGGTAAGAATGAATATGTACCAACTGATGTTCATTGGAGTGAAGTACCTGGTAGAGATGATGTTTGGAAAGAACAAACAATTGCCAACACATCCGAACAGCAGTTTAAGATTGAGTTTGAGTGTGAGTTCTTAGGATCTGTTGATACTCTTATTGCTCCTGCTAAATTAAGAGCATTAGTATATCAAACACCAGAAACTACAAGTGCAGGTTTAGATGTTTATGTTGAACCACAAAAAGATCATGATTATGCAATTGCAGTTGATGTGGCAAGAGGAGTAGGGAAAGATTATTCTGCTTTTGTAGTTATTGATATTACTGAGTTTCCTCATTCTGTAGTAGCAAAGTATAGAAATAATGATATTAAACCAATGCTTTTCCCAACTATTATTCAAGAAGTTGGTCTTAAATATAATAAAGCATTTGTTTTATGTGAGGTAAATGATGTAGGAGATCAAGTAGCATCTATTCTTAACTTTGATTTAGAGTATCCTAATTTATTAATGTGTTCTATGAGAGGGAGAGCAGGACAAGTTGTAGGTCAAGGATTCTCTGGTAAGAAAACTCAACTTGGAGTTAAGATGTCCAAGACAGTTAAGAAAATAGGTGCTCTTAACTTAAAGACCTTAGTAGAAGAGAATAAACTTCTTTTCTGTGATTATGATATTATGAGTGAATTAACTACATTCATTCAAAAAAGTAATTCATTTGAGGCAGAAGAAGGATGTCATGATGATCTTGCTATGTGTTTAGTCATCTATGCATGGTTGGTAGCACAGGATTATTTTAAAGAACTTACTGATCAGGATGTAAGAAAGAGGTTATATGATGAACAGAAGAATCAAATAGAACAAGATATGGCTCCATTTGGATTTATGTCTGATGGATTAGATGAAGGAAGTTTTGTAGATGCCGAAGGAGATATGTGGCATACCGATGAATATGGGGATAGATCATACATGTGGGAATATATGTAGGGGTGTTCATGCATCGTTCATAGCATTTTTACCCCTTGTAAAAGTCATAAACAATAAATAATTTCTAGATAACTGAGATTCGGAAAAACACATGGCAACTCCACAATTATCTCCTGGAGTACTGATTAGGGAGGTTGACCTAACAGTCGGAAGAGCAGAGAATGTCTTAGATAATATTGGTGCAATTGCTGCTCCTTTTGTTCAAGGACCCGTTAATGAACCAACAGATATTGCCACAGAGCAAGATTTAATAAACGTATTTGGTAAACCACAAGAAGCAGATGCTCAATATGAGTATTGGATGACTGCATCTTCATATCTCACTTATGGTGGAGTATTAAAGGTAGTTAGAGCAGGTGGTGGTCTAATATTTGGTAACGCTAACTCTGGTGTTGGTGTTGCTTCTGTCGCAATGACAGGATCAGGAAGAATCGATAATTACGACGATTATATAACAAGTCATTCAGATGCAACTAACTTCTCATATGCTGCTAAGAACCCTGGTTCTTGGGCAAATGGATTAAAAGTTTGCTTCATTGATGACATAGCAGATCAAACAATTGGTGTTAGCACAGTTAGCCTTGCTGGTGTTGGTGCTACCGTTGGTGCTGCTGTTACTGCTGCGATTGCAGGTTATACAGTTGCTGGTGTTGGTACTGCTAATGCATTCACTGGTTTCCTAAAAGGTATTGTTACTGGTGTTAAAACAGACACTGCTATTGGTGCAAACAGTACTGTAGATGTTAAGATCGTTTGTCGTGTAGAAACCGTTGGTGGTGGATCAACTACTACTCTAATTGATTATGCAGAAGGAAATGTAGGTTCTGCATTTACAACTGGATCTGTTGTTTGGTTTAGTGGAGCAGATGGTCTTTCTAATAACCTTGGTGGTTATGGATCAACCCTATCTAATTCAACTCTAAACTTTGGAACTGGTATTGAAGACTGGTATGATCAGCAGAATTTAGCAATTACTAATTCTACAATTAGTTGGAAGTCAATTGCTCCAAGACCTGTAACTAGTGGATATGCTAGAGATAGAAACTCTGAAGGAGATGGTCTTCACATTGCAGTTGTAGATGATGATGGAAGAATTACTGGTATTAAGGGTAATCTTCTTGAGAAGTGGACTAATCTTTCTAAAGCAAAAGATGCAGTATCTGCTGTTAATGCTCCTCAGAAGACATGGTACGAACAGTTTATTGCAGACAATTCAGCATATGTTTACGCAGGTGGTAATCCTGGTGAAACAGATGATACATTCCATAACACTGTACCAGTAGCAACTGGATTCTCAACATCCAGTGGTGGTCAAGGAACACCAATACCAACTAATGATGGTACATGGGGTCTTGATGCACAAGGAGTTACCTTCAACGCAATTGGTAACGTTGGTTATAAACTACTTAACGGTAATGATTATTCTGCTAATACTCAATTAGGTGCAGGAACCACACATGGTGGATTCAGCGTATCTCTTGGAGATTTGATGACTGCTTATGAAGAGTTTGATAATAAAGATAATGTTGAAGTTGATTTCCTCATCATGGGTCCAGGTTGTTCTACTAAGGCAGAATCACAAGCAAAGGCAAATAAACTAATTTCTATCGCAGGAGCGAGAAAGGATTGTGTTGCTACTGTTGGACCACATAGAGCAGATCTTGTTGGTATTACTAACAGTACTACTCAAACTAATAACCTAGTTGACTACTTTAGTGCATTAAGTTCTTCTTCTTACGCAGTATTCGACAGTGGTTATAAGTACACCTATGATAGATTTAACAATAAATTCCGTTATATTCCATGTAATGGAGACATTGCTGGTCTAATGTGCAGAACGTCAATTGAGGCATTCCCTTGGTTCTCACCTGCAGGACAACAACGTGGTATTCTTAACAACGCTGTTAAACTAGCATACAACCCAGATAAAGCACAGAGAGACATTCTTTATCCACAAAGAGTTAACTCTGTTATTACACAAGCAGGAACAGGAACACTTCTCTTTGGAGACAAGACTGGACTTGCATATGCTTCTGCCTTCGACAGAATCAATGTTCGTCGTCTGTTCCTAACAGTTGAGCAAGCACTTGAGAGTGCAGCAGAAGCTCAACTCTTTGAACTCAACGATGAGTTAACACGGGCAAACTTCCGTAACATCGTCGAACCATATCTTCGTGATGTTCAGGCTAAGAGAGGACTTTACGGGTTCCTAGTTATTTGCGATACAACAAATAACACCCCTGATGTCATCGATAATAATGAGTTCCGTGCAGACATCTTCCTGAAGCCTACCAAGTCAATCAACTACGTAACACTAACCTTCGTTGCTACCCGTACAGGTATTAGCTTTGAAGAAGTGGCTGGTAGAGTTTAATTTTAATATCTAAATAACAAACAGGAGGAACAAAACCAATGGCTTCACTAGAGAACAAATCGATTTCGCAATTTAAATCACAACTGATAGGTGGTGGTGCGAGACCGAATTTATTCCAAGTATCAATACCTACATTTCCATCTACAATTGCTGGTTTATGGCAAGCAGGAGCAGGTCAAGAGCAACAAGACTTTAATTTCTTTGCTAAAGCAACCGCATTACCTGCTCAAAATATTGCTGCAATTGATGTACCCTTTAGAGGTCGTACATTTAAAGTTGCTGGAGACAGAACAATTGATAATTGGACTGTAACTATCATCAACGATGAGAAGTTTAATCTAAGAACTGCATTTGAGCAGTGGACTGAACTAATAGCAAAACTTGATAATAACATGGGTGCTACTGAACCAAGTGCTTACATGGTTGATGCTGATGTTTATCAGTTAGGTAGAGGAAACCAGAAGAAAAGTCAGAATAATAATGGAGATAATAATATTGTATTAAAGCAATATCAATTCGTTGATATTTTCCCAATTACTGTTGGGGACATTGCTTTATCATATGAATCTAGTGATACTATTGAAGAATTTGATGTTGAGTTCGCTGTTCAGTCTATCAGAATTTCTGGACCTGCAGATTCTCCTATTACATCAACACCAGCTAATGCTAATCCATAAAACTTGACATAATCTAACTAACTAAATAGTATTAGTTAATTAGACCTCAGTTCTAAATTATGGCAAAATTATTTGGGTTCTCTATTGAGGACGCTGACACATTACCAAAGGATGCCGTTTCCCCCGTACCGCCTAATGATGCGGACGGGGTAGAGCATTATATGAGCAGTGGATTTTTTGGATCCTATGTTGATATAGAAGGTGTATATAGAACTGAATTTGAGTTAATTAAAAGATATCGGGAGATGTCATTACACCCTGAGTGTGATAGTGCTATTGAAGACATTGTTAATGAAGCAATTGTCGCAGATACTCATGATTCTCCTGTTGAAATTGAACTTTCTAATCTTAGAGCTAGTGATGGCATTAAGAATAAAATTAGAGATGAATTTAAATATATCAAAGAATTATTAGATTTTGATGCGAAAGCACATGAAATCTATAGGAATTGGTATATTGATGGCAGACTTTATTACCATAAAGTGATTGATTTAAAAAATCCTCAGAATGGTATTGAAGAATTACGTTATATTGACGCAATGAAAATGCGTTATGTACGTAAACAAAAGAAGAAAGAAAGTGATAAGTATAAGCAATATGTACCTAAGAGTGATAATCCAGAAGATTTTGAGTTTCCTGAATTAGACGAATTCTTTATTTACAGTCCTAAACAATCCTATCCTGTTGGAAGTCCAGCACAGTTAGGTGGAATGGGTGGAATAAAGATGACGAAAGAATCAGTTGCATATTGTACATCTGGATTAGTAGATAGAAATAAAGGATCAGTCCTTTCTTATCTACATAAATCAATCAAATCACTTAATCAACTTAGGATGATTGAGGATAGTTTAGTCATATACAGATTATCAAGAGCACCAGAAAGAAGAATTTTTTATATTGATGTCGGAAACTTACCTAAGGTAAAGGCAGAGCAATATCTCAGAGACGTAATGATGAGATATCGGAATAAACTTGTCTACAATGCCGATACAGGAGAAGTGAAAGATGACAAGAAGTACATGGCAATGCTTGAAGATTTCTGGTTGCCTAGAAGGGAAGGAGGTCGTGGTACTGAAATTTCTACTCTTCCAGGAGGTCAAAACCTTGGAGAGATCACGGATATTGAGTACTTCAAAAAGAAATTATATAGGTCGCTCAATGTACCCCCATCAAGAATGGATGGAGAAGGAGGATTTAATCTGGGACGATCATCAGAGATATTAAGAGATGAGGTTAAATTTAGTAAGTTTGTTGCCCGTTTAAGAAAGAGATTCTCTACTTTATTCAACGATCTTCTTAAGACTCAATTACTTCTTAAGAATATAATTACCCCAGAAGACTGGCAAGTAATGAGTGAGCATATACAATATGACTTCTTATATGACAATCATTTTGCAGAATTAAAGGATTCTGAGTTATTAAATGAAAGATTGACTATGGTTGCTGCTGCAGAACCATATGTAGGAAAGTATTTCTCACAAGATTATCTAAGACGTAAGATTCTTCGTCAGACTGATGAAGAAATTCTTGAACAGGATAAGATTATGAAGAAGGAAATTAGTGATGGAACTATTCCTGATCCTGCTGAAATGATGATTGATCCTGCTACTGGAATGCCAATGGATGGTGGAATGGCAGGAGAATTAGGTGCTCCTGTTGGAGGAGTAGAACCTGATGCTGGTTTACGTGCTACTGATGTTAATGCAAAAACAATGGATCAGGAAGCAGGTATAGTCAAGCCAAGAGGCGGGGAGATCTAGTGAGTGTTGGAGGAAAGAAAGACGATTATGATTTTTGTAGAGAAGAAGATGATTTAAATTGGTGGGCTGAACAACGATTGAATATAAGAGAAGTAAGAATGATTTATAGTTCACTATCTCATTACCAATCTAATTGGGAAAAATATAATGGAGGTAGACCACCAGAGGAGATGGAATTCCTTAATTGGTATAGATCTAAATTATTTTCTATAATTTCTGATTATAACTTTTCTCATCATGAAGTAGAAGACACTACATCTAGTAGTGAAGAAACCTAAATAAATATTAACGATTACTTAACTTAACTATTAATTACAATGCCTGATACTGAAAATGAAGTCCAAGGAAATGATGTCCAGCAAGAATTGATGGATATGATTATTGCTGACGAATCTCCTGCTACAATTAGTGATAGAATTAAAGATATGCTTTTTGCTAAATCAGCAGATAGGGTAGATAATTTTAGACCTAATGTTGCTGCTGATACTTTTGGTAGTGAAGAAGAAGCTGCTACTGCGGTTGCTGATGCTGCTGCTAATATAAGTGGAGAAGTTGCTGCTGAAATGGATGCAGAAGCACCTGGCGAAGAGTAATTATAAATAAATAAGACAATGAACTTTTATCTATAATGGCATTTATCGGCGTAGGGACTGGTTTTAATATAACCGCAGCAGGAACTGCCACTCGTACTTTCTGTATTGCTCAAAAGACACCATATCTTAGAGTTGTTACTGGAATACCAACAGCACATGTTGCTATCGGTACATTTCCAACGGCGGTTATTAGTAATACTGTTGTTACTAATCAACAACCAGAAATAATAAGTATTGGTAAACCAATATCTCAACCTATTAATGAGGTTACTATTCCTCGTGTTCAAGCAGGTGCTGTAGGAATTTGTACTCTTACTGTTCCTGAAGGATATGGAAACCAGTTAAAAGCAGGTAGTCTTATAGGATTAGAAGTTGTAACAGGAACTGCTTCAACTCAGGATCAAACTTATTGGAACCTTAAGGTTCTTTATGTTCAAAGTGTTCAGGTACATCGAGTTCTTGATAGTTTTACTGACAAGGTAACTGTAACTGGTGATTTTATAGCTCAAAACACTCAAACTGCTGGTATCCAAACCGCATTGACTACAGGTAATACCTTGGTAGCAAGAAGTGCATTTAATGTTAGTGCATATACTGGTGGCGTTGAAGGTTCGGTTTACATGCAACAAGTTCAAATTACTGGAGGTTGATTCCCGATGAAACTCATTAGAGAAGAAATCGAAGACATTAAAATTCTTACTGAATCAAGAAACGGTAAGAAGTCTTTGTATATTGAAGGAGTTTTCCTTCAAGGTAACATAAAGAACCGCAATGGTCGTATGTATCCAATGGAAACACTTCAAAAAGAAGTGGGTAGATATATTAAAGAACAAGTTTCTCAGGGAAGAGCAGTTGGAGAATTAGGTCATCCTGATAGTCCAACGGTAAATCTCGACAGAGTTTCCCATAAGATTATGTCTTTAAAGGAATCTGGTTCTAACTTTATTGGTAAGGCAAAAATTCTTGAGTCTACACCAATGGGTAAGATTGCATCATCACTTTTAAGTGAAGGTGTAAAACTTGGCGTGTCCTCTCGTGGTATTGGTTCATTGAAACCAACCAAAGAAGGATTCAATGTTGTTAGTGATGACTTCATGTTAGCGACTGCTGCTGACATTGTTGCAGATCCTTCTGCACCTGATGCTTTCGTCGAAGGTATCATGGAAGGTAAGGAATGGGTATGGGAAGGTACTATCCTTCGTGAAAGAAAAGCAGAGGAGATCAAGAGTAGAGTTGATACACTTGTATCACAAAGAACTCTTGAAGAGCATAAAATAGGTTTATTTAATGAGTTTATTAACTCATTGTAAACAAAAACTTTATAAATAAATATAGATTTTAACTTTTTTACAGGAAATCGGAGATTACTCAAATGTCTAGTGGCACAAAACTACAAGCAATGGAAGAGGACGTTCAGCAATCCAAGACTGCCGTAAACGCAAACGCAGCAGCTGGAGATGCCCTACCTAAAGCAGGAAGCAATGCTTCTGGCATATCAACACCTGGCAATCAAGCACAGGTAGAAGATTTAGGTGGTCCTACTCCCGAAAATGCTAGTCCTACAAACGACTCTGCAAAATTAAAAGAACCTGGTGGTTCACTTAAGCAAGTAAGAGACGTTGTAAACAAAAACGCCGCTAAAGCAGAGGCAGCACAAACAAGTGCTACTCCTGTCAAGGTTCCTGAAGAAGTAGAAGTAACTGATGAAGTAGTTGCTGAAGATCAAGTTGCTACAGACGAAGTAGTTTCTGAAGAAGAAACCACTGAGGAAGAAGTAGTAGCAGAAGCACCTGATTACACAGAGATCACCATCGATGAAGATGTTGCTGCTCTTGTAGCTGGTGAAGAACTTTCTGAAGATTTCAAAGAAAAAGCAAAAACAATTCTAGAATCTGCCATCAAGTCTAAAGTTGTGCAGATTAAGGAAACTCTTGAAGCTGAGTACGATGAAAAACTTCTTGAGGAAGTTGAGGAAATCAAAGGTGCTCTAAACGAGCGTGTTGATTCCTATCTAGAATATGTTGCTGACGAGTGGTTCGCTGAGAATCAACTTGCAGTAGAAACTGGTCTTAAGGAAGAACTTACAGAGTCCTTTATGACTGGTCTAAAAGGTCTTTTTGAAGAACATTATGTATCAATCCCTGAAGAAAAATATGATGTACTTGAGAGTATGGTAGAAAAACTAGATGATATGGAAACAAAACTCAATGAGCAAATTGAGAAAAATGTTTCGCTTAACCAACGCCTAGCGGGGGCAACAGCAGATAGCATTTTCGAGTCTGTTTCTGAAGGTCTTGCAGACACTCAGAAGGAGAAACTTGCTTCACTTTCCGAAAGTGTAGAGTTTGAAAGTGAGACAGAATATCGTGAAAAGTTGGAAACACTTAAGGAATCTTATTTCCCTACAGCAAAAGCTCCAACAACTGCTAAAACCGAGACACTCTCAGAGGGAATGGAAGCCGCACCTGAAACACATTCAGCGTCAATGGCTGCATACCTAAAATCAATGTCAATGGTTAGCAAGTAACTGAATTTAACATTAAATCAAACGTAAACACAATTAATTAAAGCAAAATGTTCCAATCAGAACAATTGCAGGAAAAGTGGGCTCCACTCCTCGACCATGAGGGGTCAGACAAGATTACAGATTCACATAAGAGATCTGTTACCGCCGTCCTGCTAGAAAACCAAGAAAGATTTTTAAGAGAGCAAAGTGCCTTTGAAACTGGCACTTCAATGCTAACTGAGGCAGCTCCAACTAATAGCACTGGCTCAACCACCAACGCTGCTGGTTTCAGTAGTGGTGCAACTGCTGCTGGTCCTGTTGCTGGTTTCGACCCAGTTCTCATCAGCTTAATCCGTCGTGCTATGCCTAACTTGGTGGCATATGACGTTGCTGGTGTTCAACCAATGTCTGGTCCTACTGGACTGATCTTCGCAATGAGATCTCGTTATCAGGATCAGTCTGGTAAGGAGACATTCTACGATGAAGTAGATTCAGCATTCTCTGGACAGAACTCTGGATTCGGTGCTACCGACTATACTGACGGTTCAGTTGGTATGGGTACAACTATGCAGAGTGGTTCAAACCCTGCTGTTCTTAACCCAACTGGTTCTGCTACTGAGACTGACTACAACGTTGGTCAAGGTATGAACACAGGTACTGCTGAAGCACTTGGTAGTGCTGGTGGTACACAGTTCAACCAGATGGCATTCTCAATCGAGAAGGTCACTGTTACTGCTAAGTCAAGAGCCCTCAAGGCTGAGTACTCACTAGAGCTTGCTCAGGACTTGAA